TTATTGGGTAATCAATTGCAACTGTTACCTCAAGCCACTGCATTCTATCCTCCCAATAGCTCACTAGAGCAGCCGATAACTCCTAATACAGACTTGTATTGGTCTAGCTTACTAAATGTGTACGGTGCAATTAAGCCGGGCATTAGTCAGATTTGGCTACAAAATCCATATATGGAAGATGACATTGTTGGTACAATTGTGCCTAACCCAATTGATGATAGATTTCTAATCTATAATATTGACCCGGATACATTGCCGCAAAATACACTGGAGCCGATTAATGCAATCATCAATCCGCAATTGACAGGCCCTAATGCAGGGTTGCCAGGACCGTTCCCGAACACTAGGTATCTTATTGTTGAAAGCATAGGATATGACGGTGATTCTACTGTTTCATGGGGTGATTTAGTTGCTGCGGCCAATGATGTCATACAATACAATGCTATTACTAATGAGTGGGAAGTAGAGTTTAGTGCAGATGATGCGACTACTGTAGAATTTGTTACTAATTTGACTACTAACATACAATATAGATATGTTCCAAATGAGGGCATGTGGGTTAAGTCATTTGAAGGCTGGTACGGCGAAGGCGACTACTCAATTGTCATCTAACATAAACCAAGCAGCCGGTGTCTTTTTCTACAGTAATAACACTAATAGATATCTATATTTGCTGAGAGCAGATAGCAAAAGTCCTACATGGAGTATTCCTGGTGGCGGGATAGATCAAGATGAAACATTACTTGAGGGTATCGCAAGAGAGTGTATAGAAGAAATGAATTTTGATATTTCTGATTATAAAATTATACCTATTCAGAAATTTGTAAATGGTAACTTTACATATCATACGTTTTTTTGCGAAGTCGAAAAAGAATTCATTCCTACATTAAATTATGAACATGTAGGCTATGCGTGGGTAAAGTCTGGTCTATATCCTAAACCTTTACACCCCGGATTATTTTCTACTGTGAATATTGATATTGTAATTGAAAAATTGAATAGTCTTACTTGATTACATTCCGAGAAGTTTCTCTATAAAAGGGAATCCAATTGCGCCTGCTAGAATTCCAGCTCCCATAAGCATCCATCTCCATTTTTCTAGAGCAGATACTTTCTTCTCAACCTTTGCGTGTTGTTCTTTGTTTTCTTCTTGGAAGTTTGTAATGAGTTGTTGTGCTGCGGCTGCGTGGCCATCAATATGAATGCGCAAATCCTTCAGGTCAGTTTTGATATCATCCATTTTTTCATTTAGATATCCATACTGTACCTGAAGGACCGCAATTTCGGTCTCAGTCTCTTTCATCTTTTGAACTGTAGAAGCCTGAGCCATTGTTTATTCCTTATGCTGCGCCAATCGTTACGATTGGGTAAGGCTGACCAGCTGCTGCGTTTGCGGCTGCTGCACTATTGAATGTAGCATAAGCCGGAGCAGCGTTCTGAAGAACAATGTTTCCAGTTGCAACTGGGCCAGATGTTGCAGTGAACAACTCAGCGGTGTGATCACTGAGACTCTGAACCAACTGAGTATCAGTATTGGCATAAGTCGCAGTGATTGTCATAGTGTTTGCAAGTAGTGCAGTGTTTGCTACGTTAGCAGTAAAGCACTGAGCTACTAGACCCGAAGTAGTTCCTTTGACGAGGTACTTCTGCTTGCCTTTTTGACGAACAATAAATCCTGCTTCTGGGTTACCAAAAGTTAATGCAATACCAGTTGCATTAGCAGATGCGTTAGCTGCAAATGTTGCAAATTCGGCGTTAGCATTTGCAATATCATCTACGATACCAAGAATAACACCGTCAGTATTATAAACAATTGTACCATCAGTCAATGTGTTAGCAAGATCAGTTCCTACACCATCAATGTTAGCACTATCGTCTGCTACAGTAA